CCAGTGCCAGCGAGGCGACGATCGTGGCCGTGACGTTCTCCCACTCGAGCCACAGCGTCTCCCACCCAGCCGCGAACGCGATCGTGAAGTCGAGGACGCCCTGCATGGCGTCCTCAACGATGGTGGACCCTTCAGCCATGTCTCCGAAGGAGTCGAGAGTGCCGACGACGACGTCCTTGAGCACAGTCAAGATGTCGATTCCCGTCTGCGCCGCGGGGAGGAACTTGGTCAACAGGTTGACGGTGGCCTCTCCGATCTCCTCCCGTAGGTCGCCCATCGTGTTCTTGAGCTGCTCCTGCTGCCCGGCGAAGCCCGCCGTGGCGTCCACCGCCGCTCCGCCGAACTCACTGGCCAGCTCGTCCAGGATGATCTGCTGCGCACCCATCACGTCGCCTGACTCCTGGAGGACCCGGATCAGCCCCTTCTGCTCCTCAGTGAACGAGACGCCACTCCTGGACAACGCGGAGATACCTCGGATCGGGTCGTTGAGTGCCTTGCCTAGCTGGAGGATCGTCCCGTTGAGGTCGCCGCCGAGCACCGTGCTCATGTCCAAGGCGGCCATGGTGGCGTCCCTGAACTGGTCGCCCTTGACCTCCTTGAAGGTGGCCAGGAGCGCCTGGGCGTTGATGATCGTCTCGTCACCGAACCTGGTGACGGACTGCAGGTCCGCCGCTATCGCCTGTAGTTGCGCCGACGTGAACCCAGCCGCCTCCCCGGTGGCGCGAAGCACGGACTCGAGCTTGGTCTCCGCTGCGGCCTGGACGTTGAAGTCCTCGATGGTGGACCTCAGGGCGAGACCCACCCCGACCACGGCGATCGTGAACGTGGCGACTGCCGCTGCGGCTCCAAGGAACACCCCCTTAGCGGCTGTGGCCCATCCGCCCATGATGCTCTTCGAGTCCGCGAGACCCGAGCTGAGCTCACTCTTGTTGACCTTCAGGTCGATTGTCGCCGAGTTTGCCACTCGTTGTACTCCGCCTCGGTCCTAAACGTCTTGACTCGTCGTCCCTTGTGGTCGACCGTCACGCCTCCCAGGGTCATCATCGCCTCGTAGTGCTGGCCAGGAGTCATCCTGGCGATCTCATCGAAGGTCCAGTCGTGCGCAGTCATTAGCGCCCCGTAGACTTGCCTCCTGTACGCTTCCGGCGCGATTTCTTTGATGCCGCCCTCTTCTGCTTGGTCGGCGCCTTCTTCTTGACCACTTTCCGTTTTTTTCTTTGCGGTTGAGCCCCTCCCGCTGACTCTACCAGCTGCGGGGTGGACCGCTTGAACGTCGTGTTGATCTCCTTCAGGTTACCCCTGAGAGACAGCAGAGCGCGGGCTCGCTCCATCGTCATCTCTGGGTGCTCTCCTCGCAGTCCCAGCCAGGCGATCAGAGACATGCCGTCGAGAGTGGCTATCACGCTGACGCCGGTCTGAGACAGGAGCTGTAGCCCCTGCGACGTCCTGGTGATCGCGGCCGTGTACCTGGCCTCTGCCACGTCGGACTTGAATCGCCCCTCCATCGCCTCCATGGAGTCTTGAATGTACCTCTTCCGGATCCACTCGTCGGCGGTAGCGAAGTCCTTGTCAGAGAGTGGACTGAAGAGATATGTGTGCTTCTGCCCGTCCTCCTCGAGAAAGTCGATAGGAAGAGGGGACGCTGCGATCGCTGACACGTTGCTGGCTCCTGTCTGCACTGGCTAGAGGTCAAGGGGTCGGCCAGTAGACCGTGAGGTCCGGCAGAACGATCTGCCCAATGGACGCTCCATCATGAGCGTCCATGCCGATATTCACTGTCTGTCCGAGGATGTCCCCGGTGTCGACGTTGGTCAGGATGTTCGAGAAGTCGAGAATCTTGCCCCACTCGAGGAGCCAGAACTCGACCGCGTCTACGAAGATCTTGAAGGATCGCTGCTCGTGCTTGGTCAGCTTGGCGCGTGAGACGTCATGCTCGACCACTGCCAGCGTCCAGTCGATATTGCCAGCGACCCTTCGCTTCCACCCAGCCGTGCTGGCGTCCACATACACCTTGTTGTCTGAGCTAATGGTCAGAGTGACCTGCTCAACGTTGTCCCAGTCCGTGAAGCCCACTCCCCCGTCATCATACTGCGGTACTGCGGCTAGCTTGTCCGGCAGGACGGTTGGGTTGGTGACGTCAGTCGTCGTACCACCGGCGAACGCCAGCGCTCCGTCGCCGCTGAAGTTCAGCGCCCACGAGATCATGGGGGAGGTGGCCCAGTTGATGACGAGCGTCATCTGGTCGATGATCACGTTCCCGGTGTAGGACTGACCGACCGTGTTGTGCACGCCAGAGTCCGGACCACGATATCCGGTGAAGGCCTCGACAGCTCCAGGCATCGCGGGAGGTGCTCCTCCGACGCCGTTCACCGTACCACTCCAGTCCTCGACTCCTTCCGCCCGAAGGGTGCCTCCTCTGGTGTTGGAGAGCACCTTCTTGGGCAGGTCCTCGACGTCATTGATCTGCCACGAGTTGATCGACGAGTATCCCGCGATCGCGCCGAAGCGGCCTGAGACAATGGGCATTGTTTAGTCCTCGTGTAGCGAGTTTGTTGGGAACCACATCTCCACGTTGATCTGCCACAGGCAGGACCAGCCGCGGACTCCACGTGCGTTTAGTGCCTCCGCCAGCGCGGCGGTTGAGTCAGCGAAATCGACCTTCTTGACGAAACCCTGACCATCCCACTCCAGCTCGGTCAGAACCGTTCTCCACCCTATCATCGCCCTGAAGAGGTGCCACTCGACGGGATAGAACCTCTCGAAGAGGCGCTCCTGCCCCGTAACGATGATCCAGGCATAGGTCTTCTGCACCATGGACGACGAGCTGTTGCGGATCATCTGTCCACCGATAGCCTGATCCACGAGCGTGAGTTCCGGGAAGTCGGCGTCCTGCACCCTGTCCTTGAGTGGATACCTGAGCTCCCGCAGGTCCACGAGGTCAATGAAGTTCTTCGCGGCAATGAGCTCTGACAGACCAGCGTCATCACGCGCGAGCCGCATCAGCCCGTCATAGACTAGCGAGAACGGATTCTCATGAAGGTCCGGCATTCTCCAGCTCCTTGATCCCTCGGTCGAGGTCGTCGACCATGCCACGTCGTACGGAGGCGTCAGGCTCCACTACGACCTTCCTCACTGGATTGTTACCGAGTCCTCTGTGGTGGAACTCGGCGATCTCTGCGATTGTCGTGTTGCTGCTGGGGTGACTGCTGTTCCCACCGTACCCTACCCTGATGCCGTCCTTGATGAGCTCCCTGATAGAGCCTGATGCCTGTACTGATGGATCCATCGCGGCGAACATCGCGCCGATGTCTATCAGTATCGATATGGCACCTCCCCGACCTCGACGAGCCGCCTTGGTCGAGGCGGCGAGTCCAGGCCAATCTCCCCCTCCTCTCGCGAACTTGCGGTAGCGGATGAGCACCCAGGCCAAATACCTGAGTGCCCACCGCTTGTACACCCGCTGCATGATCGGCGAGTCTGACTTGATCGAGCGCTCCATAAACTCGAGCCCTCGAAGATCCAGAGTCACCTTGAAGGAAAAGGCCATGGTTCAGATCGGGAAGTTCGAGCCAGTCCCCTTGATGAGTACCGCAGGACGAGTGCAGAGCATCAGTGGGTTGGACTGCACCTCGATGTCGATGCCCGTGTCCATCCTGCGAACGGCCTGCTTCGCGTACATCTTGCGGCCCATGGTGTTGACCGTCTCGTTGTAGTCGGCCGGAGCCCACCACGTCCGAAAGACGCCCGGTGCTCCGACGGGGAAGTAGCGCGCAATGCCGGTGGGCAGGAAGTCCTGCGCGCCGACCTTACCACGATAGTTCTCCCACTGGATGTCGCCCCACATGAAGGGCTCACGGAACTGACCGGTCCGGAGGAACTCGCCGTCGCGCCATCGCTCGTATGAGTTACGAACCTCCTTGTGCGCGATGAAGTTGTCCCAGAACTGGTCACCGCAGACTGCCCTGATGCCGGTCAGAGGTGTCGCACCTAGCGCGGTCTCGAGACCACGCTTGACCGTCGTGACGTACTGCTTCAACGCTCCGGTCGGATCAGCCGGCACGGTGAAGTCGAAGTCCTCGACGGTCTCCGTGATGCTGAACCTGGTGAACAAGTTGAGCAGCGTGGACAGGTCTGCGTCGAGGATGATCCCCTGAATCGCGCCGATGCGGTGGAACTCGAGGGTCGCGTTGATGTCCACCGAGGCGTCTATCAGCTTCTCGTTGACCACCTGCGTGACCGACTCGACCGCGTTTTCGCTGCCGAACGCCCTAACTCCCTGAACATCGTCGGCCATCAGGCCGTCCTCGATCAAGATGTGCGGAGCTCGGAACGTCTCCACCCGTCGATCCGCTCGCCGATTCGTGGTGGCAGACCCACGTGAGCCTCGCGTGCTGGTCTGAACCAGTCCGACGCGGCCCTCCTTGTACTCGATCACGATGTCGAGTTTGGTGGTACCCTGCTCCCGGAAGATCCCCATCTGCTCGAGCCGTCCGGGAGCGTGCGGCAAGAGATTGATGGCCTCCGTCATCTCGACGAGCGAGAAGGCGTCGGTGTTGAATACGTCGATCATTTTGGTTGAACTCCGTGAGTGTGACTGTGTGAGTGACTCGACCAGCGCCTGGCCGACCACGCTTCCTGAAGAGCCACGTGGCCGACCAGGCTAGCAAGCCGCCAGCAACGACGATCACGTCGTCTGAGTGGAAACCTGAACGGGCTCTGCGAGTGCCCGAATGCCAGAGTTGTTGAACAGGTGCTTCGCGACCGCTGCGATGCCGCCAGTCCAGGCGGCGTCGTCCGCGTCCGTGGCCACGAGCAGATCGAGGTTCACGACCGCAGGTCCCTTGGCGAGGATCTTCATGTCTACGACTCCCGCGCCGTTCGCGATGGCCGCAGACGCGCCGACCTCGAGGAGAACCGCGTCGATTGTGGCGATGTTGGCGTCAAGTGCCAACGTGTACCGATCATTCGTCACGTCGTAGATCAGCGGAGTTCCCAGCTGCTCCTCGAGCGTGATAGGAGCGGCTCCACCATTCCAGATCTGACCCGCGACGATTTGGGCGACCTCCGGAACGCCAACCTGCTTGAGGAAGTCGCTCATCTGAAGCCCCAGGGCGAGGGTGTCAGGCATCATTGTCTCCTGCGTGTGTTATGTCGAGCTGTGAGTTGAGGTGCGCCTGGGGCCGACGTGGGCGTCCAGGGCGTGAGATTCAGCTTGCCGCTGCGGCAGCGGTCTTCTTGGCCGCTGCGACGATGGGTGAGGTACCTCCCTCGAAGCCCTCTTTACTGAGCAGGAGAGACTGAGCGCTTGTGCCCTCGGTCGTCTTGACCGTCTCGTTCTGCTGGAGAGCCGCGATGACCTGATCGAACGGATCCGCCTCTGGCGTCGCGGCCAGCGCGAGCGCTCCGTCTGAGCAGTAGGCCAGCGTGAGCGCTTCCGCGACAGGCCGTGAGATTCGCTCAGGGACCAACGCGACGATTTTCTGAGTTCGCGCGTCCCGGACGAGTTTCTGGACTGGCGCAGCGAGAGCCAGAGGCGGCTTATTAGCGACGAGAGCCTGCTTGGTCTCCTTCTTGGCCGCTGCGACAGCCACGTTGGCCATCTCCGTCTCCTTCCTGGACTTCTGAAACGCCGTGACGATTGAGGCCTGGATGGCATCGTCGTCTGTCTCTTCTGCCACCTCGACCTCGAGCTGGCCTGCGAGAGCGGTGAGTGCCGCCATATCGTTCTCCTCTGGTGTGCGTTGCTCGATGATGGCCGACGCGGCCAATGGCTTGAAGCCCTCGAGCTTGGGGATGACTGGATAGTCGGTGAACCCTATGTGCGCGATCGGCCGCTGGTAGGTTCCAACGCCGGTCTCGAGCTGCTTCGGGACGAATATGCTGACGCTCGCGTCTCTCAGAGCGTCACGAGCCTCCGCTGTCTTGAATCGCATCTTGATCGACAGCCGCTGAACTCCCTTGACGACCTTGGCGAACATGCCGATGACCGTCGCACGCCTCATCTCCGGATCGAAGGAGTGTCCCTTCGGCATCGGAACCTCGTAGCCTGCCGTCGTCATTTGCTTGTACGTGGCGAGCCAGTGAGCGATGTCCTTCCTGGTGATGTTGAAAGGACCGACCTTGGGCTGATAGAACCTGCCCTCGTAGATGACCTCCTTCGTAAAGACCAGATCGTCGTTCGGGTCCTGGTCGAACGCGGAGAGGTCTGTGGCCCAGAGCACCAGGTCGTTGGTTGTCTGGAAGCCGTAGTCCCAGGCGTCCGACGCGTCTGTGCCGAACAGTCCGTCCTCTCCAGCGCGCGCCAAGTAGGCGTCTCGAGTCTCGTCTGGCTTGGGTTTCATCTGCGTGATAGGTCCTGCGTTCGGCATGTGATCCTCTCTCTCAGCCCTATATTACCACTATGCGCTGTTCAAGTTTGGGATCTACCCCTTTTGGGTCTACCAAGACGGCCAGTGGCTTCGAACTCTCGACGCTGCTGTTCGTTAATCCATGGATCTTTACTCGTAGGCTTGAATACGGTGGGTTTAGCTGTCGCACGAACATTAAAGACCTCACCCGGATTGAAGTTGAAGTCAGGATGCGGCTCCACTCTCACGAGGGCTGGCTTCACGCTGGCGATTCGGTCACTCGTGAGGATGGGGATCGTGCTGCACCGACAGTTCCAGCCGTTCGGCGGCCAGAACTTGGTCCAGAAGAGATCGTCCTTCGCGTGTCTGACTCCATCGAGAGCTGCGTGCTCGTCCCTGACCCTGTCGTCTCCGACGGTCGTGTACATGAAGCCCCAGATCAGGTCCTCGACGTCAGGATCTCTGAACCCATTGAACCTTCCCGCCTGGTAGGTCACCTGGGAGTGCGTTCTGAACATCGCCTCTGCCCTGTGGCGAGTGGTTCCGATGCCCATCGACTCCAGTTTCTCCTGTAGGAGCCTCATGCCGGTACGTACCGGCACGGGATCTCGCTCTAGCTCGAGTAGGAACTCCTGGATCTCGCGCTCCATGCTCGTCGACTCGAACTGGAGCACCGTGAAGGCCCTGGTGTCGTACAACGCGTCCAGGGCCTCGAAGTCCACGTCCGCTCGTGCCGCCAGCACGTCGTGGAAGGAGAACCGGAGCTCGCTGCGCTTCCGCCGCTTGTCCCACATGGACGTGGCCCTGATCTCTCCTATCACGTGAGACACCGCCAGAGTCTCGGCGAGAGGACCCTGCAGCTCCTGCAGGATCGACCAGACGTCGATCTCGTCACCGCGCCGAAAGGCTCGTGTGACGTGCTGCCTGAGCCGAGCTGACACTCTCGCGGCCGCAGACAGCCCAGGAGCCATCGCCGTCTTCAGATCGATCCTCATTATTTTCTAGAATCCTCTCGTTTTGAGCACTCTGCTGTGTACGAAACGGCCGATGCAACATCCCCTATAGAATACTGGTGTTGAAGGGACGAAACAATGACAGACCGAATCGTACTCATGACGCAAGGCGGACCGGCAACCTCCGCAACCAAGCAAAACAAGCTAGTCGGTCTGTGTCATGGGGCGTCGATCACATGGGGATACTCCTTGAGCTCCGTCGCGACTGTCGCGTCCAACACAGTCTGACCTGACAGCAGCCGACGGAGTCGAGTGCGAGCCATCCTCTCCATGTGCCTGTAGGCGTGCTCGCCCGTCGACGTCTCGTCGTCCTCCACCCCGCGAGAGACGTACAGGTAGACCCCAGCCAGCTGCGCGGCGATCATCCGAATCTGCCTCGGTACCGGGCTGAACGGCAGCGTGTAGCGACCACGACGCAAGGTGTCGTCCACCTCTGCGGTGGCGTACGTAATACCCTGATCGATCCTCGACTGCATGTGACCCTCGTCGGCGTCGTTATCGACGTCCGCCCAGGCTCGCACGTTCTTGCGCCCGAACTGCTGGTACAGATCAGAGAGCTGGCAGTACCTAGGGTCACGCGAGACGTACTCTACCTCGAGCTGAATCTGGAGGTCATCTGTGACTACGATCAACGCGCTGCCGACTGTGTTGATCGGGACCGTCATCACGTCTGAGAGGACCGCCCTGAAGCCTCCTTGAGTTCCCGCGATATAGGCCATCGTCGCTGGCCACGACACGTTCGCCAGGTTCGTTCCGTCCTCGTCGCGCAAGGTCAGCAGGACTGCGTCCGTACCGTCGAGATAGCGCTCCAGGACATGGTCGAAGAGGTCGAGCACCTCGTACACGTTGTCGTTCGCTGCGTATATCATGTCTGGTCGTACTTCCCTTGACTCTTGTTACCACCCTCAGACGCCGAGATGCTAGGAGAGGATCTCGCCCTGAGGGTGTGCCTCTGACTCGCTCCTGCCGCGGTTGACGCTGAGGGAATCACTCTCTGCCCTGCACCGACCACAGAGGTGGACGGTCCTTTGAGATCAGGCACCTCCCACCTGACGGTGGCGACGGACAGATCCGCAACGTAGATCGCTGTCGCCGCGACGTCCGGACTCTCCCAGGTCGCGGCACGAGCCGCCAGGGTCGCGTCCTCGCGAAACGTCGCCGCGACGTCAGGTGACTCCCAGGTCGC